GACGATAACCATGTATCCAGATCTTTTATAACGGTATACATTTTATCAACCATAAACATCTTTTTAAATGATAATACATCCATCTTTGTTATTTCGTCTTGAGCGATATGCATGATTTTCATTTTTGCATCACCGCTTATATCTACATCCTTCAACTGCATTAAATCATAATTCAATTTAATCTGATCTCCAGATTGTTCTAATATTTCATGCACTTTGTATTTTTTATCAAGTCCGGATACATATTCTACTAAACGATCAACTGATAATTCTGAATACTCAGTTATAATCGGTATACGTTTAATCATAGTTTTTAATCCTACTCCATTAACACCAGGAATATTATCTGACTTATCTCCTGTTATTGCACGATATAATAAATAATTTTTTGCATCTATACCAAATTCATCTCTCATTAAATCTGGTGTATACATTTTCTTTTTAACTGGACTCCATACTGATACTCGATTATCTACTAATTGCAGAAAATCTCTATCGGTTGAAACAATGGTAACTCGATTATCTGGCTTGTTATAAACCTGAGTTGTAAGATATGCAATTGCATCATCTGCTTCAATTTGATCAATGGCCATTGTTGTTACAGGCAAACAATTCAAGTATTGTATCATACGACCATATTGACGCCTCATACTATCTTGTTCATCTTGCAATGAAGCAAATTCTTTATGCCGATTAAATGCTGTTTTATTTGCTCTATTGGCTTTGTAATTAGGATACAATTTCTTTCTTCTTGCCGATCCACCTTTACCATCAAAAATAATAACACATCTTGTCGGCTTATGTTGACGAATACTAGCAGCAATGGATCGGAGGAATCCAGTAACTCCTCCGATATGCATCCCATCATCATTCAAGGCAGGGACGGCCGAAAACACTCTAATGAATGTATTCAAACCGTCGATAATCAATAAATGGCTATTCTTATTAGACCCCTGTCCTTGTTCTCGATCCTTCTCTATCTGGTGGAATATGTCTTGATATCTGTTCTTCATCATCCCTCTTCTGAAACAAATTCTTCATCTATCTCGACATCATCAATACCAAAATCTTCTCCAGGCTTATATTGCAATATATATGCATCGCAGATCTGCTGATAAATTTCATCTTTAAGTCCGTCTAGCTCATCTAATTTCTTTTCAAAATCTTTTGATAAGAATTTAACTTCTGAACCATCTGTTCTTGTAAATGTATACCAGGCACCTGCTGTTGATACAAGTTTATACTGCTTCATAACATTAAGCCAACCACCAAAGTTATCAATACCTGATTCAAAATAGATATCATAATCAATTGTCTTTAATGGTGGACCCATTCTGTTTTTAACCACTTGGACTCTAGTTTTAATTCCGATGGCTTGATCAACCCCGTCCTTTTTAACTTTAATCTGTCCAACCGATTTCAATCGTAACCTTACTGAAGAATGAAATGGAATTGCTTTACCACCTGAGGTAGTATACGGATCTCCAAATGCTACTCCTAATCGAGTTCTTAACTGATTTGTAAATATCAAACAAATTTTGTTACGGCCTAACATATTGGTAAGCTTACGCATACCTTTTGATAGAATGATTGCTTTTGATGTCGCATAACCATCTTTATCAAATTCTTTTGCCATTTCAATTTTTGTCGATGCACCCATTACAGAATCAACTACAATCGTAACCAAACGATCTTTATTGGATTTTCTGATTGATTCAACTATGTTTTCAATTGCTTCAAATATATCCTCAATTGTATCCAATGGAACATATAACATTTTTTCAAGATCCAATCCAATTGCTTCTAGAAATTCTCTACTAACTGCATTCTCTGTATCGATATACACTGCCATTCCGCCTTTCTTCTGCGTATTGGCTAATGCATGAGCTGCTAATAAAGATTTACCTGAAGCTTCCAGGCCTGTGATTTCTGTTATACGCCCAACCGGAAAACCTCCTTCGGGTCTATTTGATATTGCAAGATCTAACATTGATGAACCTGAACCAACCCATCCTCTCACTTCACTAGGAGCATCTGTATCGCTATCTAAAAAGTATGCGGCTTTGAAACCAGTACCTTTAAATTTCTTATTCAGATTATCCGCTAATGTAGCTGCGAGCTCGTCTGCTTGTTCACTTTTTGATTTTGCCATGTTTTATAACCTTTGTTACTCGTTAAATAATGAATCAAATGCTTTGGATACATCATCTACTTTGTTAACGGTAGTATCAGTATTTTCATCGGCATTAGTTTCGTTGGTTGCAGTTGCTGGTTGTTCAGCTTCTGCTTCATTTGCTTCTGGTTCCAACCATTTTTCTAAAGCATCTTTCAAATCATCATATGTCGGTTCTTTGAATATAGTCTTTAGATCAGGTTGATGTTGAGCAATTTTTTCTGCTACATTCTTGTCTTCAGTAACAGGAGTTACATTTGGCTTTACACGGATTGCTGTCTTTGGATATTGTCCAGGACCTTCACTTGGTGTAAACTCTACAACTATATCTCTACCATTCATTGGATCTGAAAGATCGCCATAATCTGGATCTGCATAAAATCCTAATAGCTCGGTATAAACTGTTTTACCAAATCCCCAAAATTTAACACCTTCTGATTCCTTGCCTCTTACGACTACAGGAACATAAGTTCTCATTTTTGGTTCCATCTTCTTACCTAACTTCCATTCTTCAGAGTTACCTGATGATTTCAGCTTTTCAGAAAATTCAACTACTGGATCTGCTTTACCGTATGTAATAGGTGACAGATAATTTTTCTTACCTAGATCATAATGAAAGTACAATTCCTGAAAAGGATTTTCTTTATCAAATTGATATGGTACGATTCTAATTGTTTGTTTACCTGGTTCAGGTTTCCATAGATTGTTTTGGCGGTTGCCGGTTGTTTGTAACTGATTAAGTTTTCTTTTGATTGCTTCTAAGTCAATTGCCATTTTTACCTTTGTTTTTAAAAATTAATAATTATTGTTTAATATAATAACTTTATTTCATCTATCCTAAGGATTATCGAAAAAAGTTTGAAAAAAGTTTTTATTTGTTATTTGTCAATTTTAAATTTATCTTCTATCTGAAATCATCGAATAAATCTATAAGAGCTTTATCTCTTGCATTATCATTCTTACCATCTTCAAATTCCGGACCAACGTAATCACCCTCACCTCTAAGCTCAAGCTCGCCTTCATGGGACTTCCCTGCTTCATCCATATAAATGAATTCTATTTTGGTACCCATGGCATATTTCTCTTCGGCCATAGCTGACGCATCAGCATACATATCACTATCTAATTCCTGACCGTTAGGAAATTGCATATCGCTATTCCCGTTATCCATACGTGTGATTAAAATTGTATTTGGTTGGGCTATTGCTTCTTTTTGTAAGAATGGTTTTGCTAATCCTGCTAATTTTATCATTTTCTTCATCTCTTTATTTTATATAAATATAAGAATTATTTTTCGTAAGTCCTAATTTATTTTATGATTTGTTTAGTTGCATACGTAAATGGTCTAGGAATTGATCATAGTTATGTGCTCCATATCCATCCTCTAACATTAACGCTACAGCATCAGCAAAAATCTTATAGTTCATATTCTCGTCTATTCTGAAAATTGCTTCAGAGATTGCTTGATGTAGCATATTAGCTTTGGGATCCATGTTAGTGATAGACTCTTCAATTAACTTGCCATCATTGCTTCTGGACTTGCCTTTGAATATTCGTTTATAATTTTCTTGTAAGTTCATTTTTTTATCCTATTACATTTTTACTTTAGGTAAGAATGAACTTTCAATAGTATCATCCATTGCTTGAAATAAATCCATTTCTGCTTTGAATGCTGCCATTATAGCGCTCTCATCAACATAATGCTCATCTAATTCATCATATGCCACGTCTAATAGACTCCTCATTGCAATAAGAGCCTTGTCCAGCGTTTGGTACTGTTTCTTAATCTGTCGAGCCGTATCAGGTTGTATACCACGCATATGATTTGGTTTCTCTCCAAACCCATCATCCGTTAGGAAGGCTTTATTGATTTGCAACTCTCTGTCTCCAGCATTGGTGTCACGATTTGTACTAATACCTGCTCCCATTTGTTGGAAACTTGGTGCTTCATTAATTAACTTGCCATCGTTACTTCTAGCCTTACCTTTAAATATTCGTTTATAATTTTCTTGCAGGTTCATTTTCTTTCCTTCAACTTAATAAATCTAATAATATTTTTGCAGCTTCAGCTTGCTCTTCAGGCTCAGCATCAATATATGATCTTAATTCACTATATGCATCTTTAATATTTTTATCAGTGCTAGCCTGTACATCATCGTAGAAGTCACCCATTTCATCTGTAATATTATCTGTCATATTATTACCAGCTGATGCTTGATCATAAATATATTGCACGGCATTTCTGAAGTCTTTATCCGATGCTAAATTAACTTCGTTTAGACGGTACCCGCCTATTTTTCTAAATGTTTCTAACAATGGTTTTTTCATTTTAATTCCTTTATATGATATAAATATACATTACAAATCGATTCTACGCATTAGTTCCAATGGAATCGGACGCAGGTCATTATCTGATGTTAACAGCAATGTGTTGCGATGCATCTCCC